AGCCTGTATTGATTTGTTTTGGATTTCCATAGTGATATTTTTTGTAAATGTAGTTAAATAGTTGTTTTAATGCGTTATTTAGAATGATTCTTCGTTGCGGATAAATTGAAATTGCTAAACCATTGATTTTTAACGTTTTATGATTTTTTTTATAAAAAGTCCGCAAAATAAAACACGTTTGCGGATACGTTGCGGACAAGTTTGCGGACAAACAAAGTCAATGACAGCAAGGCTTCTTTATATATATTATATGAAAATCTATTAAAATATATATAGATATGATGACCTGTTTTCATTTATTTTTTTAGTATTATTATTACATAATAATAACAAATAAAAAACTGCTTAACCCCTATGTGTCTATACCTTGAAAAATTGCGGATTTTTTATTTTGTTAAAAATATCAACGTTTATAAGGTTTTAGTGATTTATTCTTGTCCGCAATTGATTTGCGGATTTTGCGGACTTTTTCAATTTCATAATAAAAAAATAGTAATTTACGTTATTTTGATTATTATTGAATAATTATTATTATTTATAATTTAATAATTTTATTATTATTGTATAATTAAATTTTAAAATACTTCATTTTATGTTATGATAATTAACTGTTATTTATTACATTTGTTTCTTTATTATTAATTAAAACACATCAAAAATGAAAAATGTAAAAAAAATTACAATCGAAAATCATTTGAATATTTTAGAAAACCTTCAATATGGAGAAAATCTTATTATTTACGACAACGAACAGGCTAAAAAAATCACATTAGAAAAGGTGACCGTCTTGAATGCTTATTTTGATTCTCTGGCTATTTACGAAGGAAAACCCTCGTTTATAGAGCTTTCCGATGGTTCTTTTTCTAATAACCTAAAAGGGGTTATTTCTTTGGTTTATTGCAAGCATAATTGCCCTATTCCATTGTTGCACCAAGATAATTATGATGGAGAAGAAATTTTAAAAGAAACCGCTAATTTTGAAAACATTTCAAGACACCTTAATATCGATGTTAAATTACGAAAATATTACCGTAATTTAGGTTTAATTCTCAATGTAAAATTTAGAGAAAACCGTTTCGATGCCACAAACAGGAAAGGTGGCAAACCTAAAAAAATCGGCGGTGGAGTTATTGGACAAATACGTGAATCTTATTTAAATGGCGATAAAAGTATCTGTTTTTCATCCTATAGATCAAACCTTCAATCTGTAAGAAATGCAGTTAGTTCTTTCGGTAAAATGGTAAATAAAAAATTTGCTGTTGAGGTTCACGGGTATGAAATTTTTGTAATATTTAGGGATTTTACCGAAAACGAAAAAAATGAAATATTGCTAAAAAACGTTATAATGTCAATGAAAAAAATAGACACCAAAGAGCATATTACAGCTTTGTTTCACGAATTTTTAGACTTTGAATTTCCAGAAGAACAGGATGAAGAAAAAGAAATTGACACTGATTTAGATGATGAAGAAGTAATTGATTTAGATGATGAAAACACATCTGATAACGATGGTAACGATGATTCAGAAAAACATATAGAAAACAATGATAATAGTGATGACGAACTGTATTTGGATACCAGATTTGACAATGATAATGATGATGACGAAGATGGTCCGGAGCCAATTCAATTCGATTGGGATTCTTTAGACAAAGAGGATGAAGACGATGGTTTTTAAATCCATAAAATCATATTAATAAAAAACCCCGATACTTATTATATCGGGTTTTTTGGTTTTAAAATGGCAAATTCGTTAAATAGTATTAATGTCGATTGCTAAACCTGCTGGAATTAATCCGTAAATATCGAAGTGCCATTCTTGCAACTTGTTTGTCACAATTTTAGGAAGGAATTCCATCAAAGAATAGTCATTATTTTTTATGATGTCACGCATATTGTTCTTAACGTAATCCCAATTATATTCTTTATTTATAAAATCAATGGGTACTAATCCTAAATCGTCACAATGTTTTAATAAATCAGAAATTGGGTGAAATATTGGTTTTACTTCACTTGGATTATAACCTTTTCCAATGTAATTAATTGGTTTTACGGTTTGATAATTAAACTCTTCGGATTTATCTTTAGAGTTGAAACCGAACTTAAACCATAGTTCTGGTTTTTTTGTGGAAATTAAATTCAATACTAATATTCCTAAAGGAGTTTTAAATTTCAATTCATAAGGCAAATACCCAGATAAATGTTTTAATTCTGATTTCATAATTTCTATTTTTATTTCATTAAATAAATTCCTCCAATAAATCCAAGCAATCCATATAAAATTGGATGCTTCCATATCGGTATTTTTTTATTTTCCAACCGTTTTATTTCGGTATTTGATTCGATTATTTTTCGATTTAAAATCTCGGTGTCAGAATTTAAAACAGTGATCTGTTTTAGTGATTTTTGCAACTCCTGGTCCTGATTGTTTATTATTTGATTAAGTTCGTTTGAGATTTGTAGGCATTCTAAGTAATAACCTCGGTACGCCTCGCCTTGTTTCAATCCCACGTAAATATTCTTAACCTGAGGCTTCTGAATGCTTACAGAATCTTGTTTGTAAACCGATGTTATTTCGGTTCTATTCTGGGCGGTAATTCCTAATATACTCAAGCATATAAACGCCAGTAGTATCGCTAATTTTAGGTGTTTCATATTTTAGTTTTTTGATTAATAAATTTCCGTTTTTCACGGTTTTAGTTGATTTTTCAGATATTTCTGAAATTACCGCTTCACTTTGTTTTTGAACCGTTTTTTTACTGTTTTCAAGTTTTGATAACTCGATTTGTTTTTTATAAACTTCAACACTTGAATTTGCTGAATACAAAAAAAAGCAAAGCACAACGATAGTAATCGTCATGCCTGCAATAATGTAAGGCTGAATGTTTTTCACTGTAATTTGTTTAAAAATTTATAATTGTGATTTTTGGACAGTTTAGTCTTGATGGGTATTTTTTCTGGTTCCCGTCTTGAATTTACAAAAACATCGAAATTCGAAGCTGTCAGTGCATCATATAAATTTCCAATTACCCACCGACCGTTTTTTATCTTGAATTCCATAATCAATCGGTTTTTGATAAATCGTTAATAATTTCTTCTTGGGTCTTGAGTAGTTTTTTTAATTCCACATTTTTTTCAGTAACCTTATCTAATAAATCAGAAATTACCTCGAATTCTTTTTGAAGTTTCAAATACTCTTTAGCTTCAAAGTTATGAGCGAAATTCAACCTAACATTCTTGGTTTTAAGCTCTTTAATCGATTCCAATAAATCGATAATCCATTTTAGGAGTCCAAAAATAACGATTAGTAAAAATACGAAATACAAAAATATTCCGTTAAAATCTGTAAGTTTTTCCATAATTAAATATTTATTAGAATTCTGGTTACAAAATAAAATCCGATGATTAACCCCAAAATTAATTGGGGTTTTTTATGTTGAAAAAAATGTTTCATTATTTTGAATTTTTAAGAATTGTACATAAATTACTGATTCTTTCCGATTTTTTGACAGGATTTGGCACGGCATCGTTTAAGATAAATTCTATCTCCTTAGCCACGTCAATCAATCCCTGAACGTAATATCCACGGCATTTGATGTATGCGGGTTTTTCCAAGTGTTCAGCATTTTTTAAATCCAAGGCATTTAACAGCGTGTTTTCAATGGATGGTAAAACATAAGCAGGAATAGTCGTGTTTGTTGGTACAGTAACTGCCGGTTTTTCGGTAACATTAGGATTCATAAAATTAGACACTTGATTTGCGGGTGATGATTTTAATTCTACTGGCACAGTTTGTGTTGGGCCATTTCCTGATGGTTTATGAACAACTACAGTTTCAGGTTCTGTATTACTCATTTCGGCTAATCCAGTCAATGCAGCTAATTTAGCTTTCAAATCCTCAATCTCCTTATCTTTGGCATCATTTTTCAACGCTTCAGCATCCAACGCCTGTTTTATCGTTTTACCGTTTTCCACAATAACAGCAAAATCTTCATCCGTAGCGGTTTCAACTTGTGAAGGCGTGCAGTAGACCGTTCCAATGCTATAAATTGTACCGTTAAAAGTAAACGGAACCGCAAATAGTTCATCAGTACGTTTTTTAATTTTTGCTAATTTTGCACGCTGTTCGGCTTGTTCACGAAGTAACTCGGAATTCTCCCAAGAAGAAATAATTGTTTTTTGTTCGTCGTATGGGTCTCGGGTAATTCTAATAATCGGATCGGTTGATTTTTTGAATAAATCCTTGAAATTATTCAAATATTTCATTCCTAACGTCTGGATGCCTTCTTTTCCATCAATAGCGGTTGAAGCTTTCAATAACACAGCAGCGGTTTTCTTGGCCAACTCATAACTGGTTTTGTCAGTTATGGTTTTTACCACAGGATTTTCCTTAACGATTTGCAATTGTCGTTCGTTTAACCCTTGCAGCTCTGAAATTCGTTCAGGTGTTAAGGTTTCGAATACCTGCAATGAAATTGGTTTTTTGGCTGGTGTTTTCGGTAAATTGAATTCTGCAACCAAAGCCGATGTTTTTTGTTCGCCAGATAACCCAGTTTTTACTTCAATGAATTCCGCTGGAGAATTGTTAACTACTTCAACGTCAACAACCTCAATTGATTCAACTGGAACTTCTGGAACTTCTGGCGCATATTCGCCTGGTATTACTTGTCCTGCTTTCATAATGTTTTTTGATTTTTCTTCATTAATAATTTCTTGTTTTTCGATTTCTCTATTTTGGATTAATTCGTCAATTGAAATTTTGTCACGTTGGCAAACTTGTAGCCACGATTTTAATTCGTAAACACTGTCTTTCAACCCTTGTTTCACGTTGTAATCATTCAATTTCGAAATTTGAATATAATCGTGAGGCGGAAATTTTTCGGATAATTCCATAAAATCTTGATGCTTTAACGAATAATCAGTTTTTACTTTTTCGGATATAATTCCAAGGTCAACAAGTCCTAGATTCATCGTTTCAATGAAATTCGCAAACGCCTGCAAGTTAGAATCGTCTCCTCCGTGGTCTAGCACATTTATTTCGTGCCATTTACCACCATAATCAATTAAGACGATAGTTTGATTGGTAATTCCTGATTTTAACAAGTTGGCGCATTGGCAGGTCGTGCCTTGGAAATCAACTTCAATAATTTCATTTGAAACCGAGAAGGATTTTGGTTTTGATAGTTTTGACATATTTTTGAGTTTTAAGTTGTTGTTTATTTATAATTGAATCTGTTCCCAAACGATTTCGTCAATCAAAGTCCTTCCAGTTATGAATAAATTTTGATTTAAAACTGACACATATACTGATATTCTTAATCGGTGGTTACTCAAGAAAAAGTCAATTTCTCTTTGTATTTTTTCTAACAAAGAATGTGTCAAAGGACTGTATTCATATTTTAAAAGGGTTGGTTTTAAATTTGTTTTAAAATCGTCTCGAATCTTTTCCAGTTCAGACTTCAAAGATTTAGCCCTTTCTTCTATTATTGAATCTTGATTATACATTTTGATAAATTTTTAAATTAATAATACGCAAATATAAACATTAAAATCAATTAAACAACTAATTTTTAAAATTAATCGAATAATTCTTTTTGAGTGTCACTTATCCCTGGATTCTCAAACTCTCCAAATATCGCTCGAGTATCTATTTTAGTGGCATTCGATTTAATATGACCTCCAAATGTTGTATTGATTATTTTTTCAGCAGTTTCAACCCTGCGTAAAATAGTATGGTAATTTCTTGAATATGATGTGTTTTCCAAGAATCGTTTTATTTTTTCCGAGTTGTCGGAAATTACCAAACAGAATCCAGAAACTTTCATTCCGAGGCGTTTCAAAGTTTCGTTGGCCAAATCAGAATTAACACGATGTGATTCATCATCTGAAATAACATCGCCACGTGCAATTATAACTAATTCGCCAATAGTTCTTTTGATCCTGCCATACGAAACGGTTTCAACTTCGGTATCGCAACTCATTAAATGATTTATCAGTTTTATTTCATCACGGGTATCGTTGGCGAGTTTTTCCTCGGATAAATCTTGGTCAATCATCCATTTCATTGCATTATCCAGCGAAATTATACTTTCTGAAGTCAGACTATAATAAGCCGCTAAAAGTATCCCTAATTGATCGCCTGTACGTTGGTTGTTTAACACTATTGCGGCCGCATTCGAAAACACCTTAGCATTCATTAATATTGTAGGTAATAACCACACTGAACGGCTCTGAAATGCCTGCACATATTCCTCTGTAACGGTTTCGAAGTAAATTTTAAGCGTTTCTGTCCAACGTTGTTTTTTGTCCTCGGATAAATCGGGTTTGATTTCCAATACAGTTATTCTCGATTGGTCCGACCGCTGATGTATGGCTGCTCCAATACTGGAAAATGCAAAACACGAACGTATATTAAATTCAGTTGCGGCACCTCCGGCTGTTCCTTTGATAATTTTTCCACCATCAGAAGTACTAGAAGCCCTCATAATGTTCAAGACCGCTTGCATTCTTTCGGCTGATTTTTTGTCCTCGGATTCAGCTTCATCGAAAATTACTGGCAAAGCATCGGCACGCAAAAATTGTCTTATACCTGCTTCGGTTGTCTCTGATTGCGCATCGACAAACATTTCACGCATAAAATTTTTAACAAACATTTTTATAATCTCGGACTTTCCAGAACCAGAAGCTCCAGTAAGCCATAAATGAGGTCGCCAATTCAACGCACCACAAAGAGGCGCAATAACTATCCAGCCAGCCAGTAATTTAGCCTCCAAAGGTCGTGACCAATTCAAACGATTCAGCATCTGAACCAACTTATAAGCTTCGTGTTTTTTTAATGGACTGCATAAATTGAAACCTAGTTCTTTCCCGGCTTCATAAATATATCGTGATTTATGGTCTGAAAATCGTTTCGCAACACCATCTACAATTAAGTGGCTGCCACAATGAATTACTGGCGATTTCTTGTCCATCCAAGCTCCACGCCCACGAATCATATTGTTATCAAAAATTCCAAGTTTTGAACAAATAGAAATAAGCGTATCCGTAATTCGTGAAATATCGAATTTCACACCTCCTGAACGTCCATCCTTCGAATAATTTCCTTCCCAATAGTTGAGTGGTGCGAGTTGTAAAATTGTGGATCCTGAAAAACTGGATGAAGTAAAACGAATTACTGAATTGGTGCGATAGTTGAAAAATACATAAATTGTGCCTCCGTTGTTTTCGTGACCAAGGCATTTGAAATATGGATTTTTTGGAACGTTTTCCGTTTCGATTTCTTCGGGCGGTTCAGGACTAAAAACAGGTGGGATAATTTCAGGCTGTTCCAGTTCGATTATTTTATTCTCGATTTGCACATTAATTCTTGAAGGCAAATTAATAACTGCCTCTGGGATTTCATTTGGGGCGTGTTCTGAAACCGTTGGCACATCGGATTTATTCGCCTGTAAGTATTCCAAGGCTTCATCAGGTGTCCAAACAGCGTCAGCAACATCCCATTTTTTTGGAAATTCTGGACTGTTTTTTATTTGCTTAAAACTAGCCTCAAACATTTCGGAAATTCCTTTTACACGTCTATATTTTTCGGTTTTCTCGTTGTAGCTCCAGCCACCAAACATTGCGTGAAGTCCCGGAATATCATTATCTGCCCAGCAAAATATTTTTCTACCGTGTAACGGTGTCCAATCGGCATTTTTCACACCGTCTGCCCCGCCTATCCAAGTGGTGACAACGTATTTTGGAAACAATAATTTAGCGGCTTCGGCTGTTTTTTCGCCTTCAACAAGTAAAATTATTTTAGTCGGATTATTTACGATTTCGTGTAAATTATACAGCAAACGAGGTGTATCCAAGCCTCGCCATTGCCAACGTGCAGTTTTACCGTTTGATTTATAGGAATAAGGAATTACGTCTTTTTTACCGTTGGTCAAATCAAAACGGCAAACATAAGAAATTACATTTCCGTTTTCATCGTGGTATGCCCAGAAATTCGATGGATTGCCGTAATCCTTGAAAGTCAATTTCGAAACGTCTGGTAAATTATTTTGGTCAGGAATGGCATTTATCCAAATTGGTTCCTGAATTTTTGGGGCAGTTTCAGCTATCGAAACAATGGATCTGTCTTGAATTAATTTCATTGCTTCGGGTTTTGAATATCCTTGCAACTCGAAAAAATCAATCATATCACCCCCCGCGCCACAAGCAAAGCACTTGAATTTTTTTTTGACTGGATTGACTTTTAAAGAAGCGTGGTCATCTGAGTGAAAAATACAATTACCCACCATTTCAGGGCCTTGTTTTTTCAATGAAATATGTTGCCCTATAACTTCCTCAATTCGATAGTTTTGTTTTATTTCTGATATGTTCATTTGATAAGTTTTGGAAGTTTTGGCAGGACGGTAAATTTAGGTTAAAAAATAATACGATTAAGTTTTTAATTTTAACCGTATTAAAATTATTTAATAGCAAACCACCTACGTATAAAATAACCTCTAATAATTGATACAATAAAAAACACTGTCGTGATTATTAAATTTTGTGAAAAAGTTACTGGAATACCCATAATAGGGTATAAAATAACTTGAATTAAAATTGAAGTAATTAAACCGATAATTGTTTGAGTAATCGATTCTATTATTGAGTGTTTTTTAGTCTGCATTAGAAGTCTAAGTTTTCGTTGAAAGCGTCGGTTTTGTTTGGGTTGTAAATAAAAAGTTTTTCGGTTGGTTTTAAAGTTCCGTAGCCAGAAAAACAAGTGGTTATTTGTTTTTCCCAAACACATTCAAAGTCATTTGGTGCATTATATTCACTAACATAAACAATATGCCCTTCGGTTGTTTTTTCTCTACACCATTGCCAGAAATCGGAGTGATTAAATCCGTTCTTATAAGACGTTGTTCCTTCGTATGGTGGGTCACAATAGATAATACTATTTGGAGGCAATTTTAATTCGTTATAGGAACAACTTAAAAAATCAATTCCTTGTAAAAACAAACTTTGCTTTAATGCGTTTTTTTTAGCATTTAACGCATAATTATTAGAGCTTCCACGAGCATAACCACCAAACCATTTAGAACCAAAACTACAGGCAAAACCCAAAACCCCTGTAATTCCGTTTAATTCTTTTTTGTTTTTCAACTCTTGATATTCTTGCTCTGATAACGAATTAGGAAGTAATTCTGGATTATCTCTTATTAATTTTAAGCCTTCAATTACGTAAGGATTAAAATCGCTTCCAATCCTATTTCCTTCAACTTTATCTATCATATTACCACCGCCTACCATTGGCTCTACGTAAAACTGACCTTCTTTTCTATTTTTTAGAATAATCGGTAATATTTCTTTTGCTATCCGATTTTTAGAACCCATGTATATCATTCTCTAAATATTTATATTATTTTCATCCCTAACTATTAACCCCTTTCCTCCTAATTTATTAACCATTTCAAGAAAATTAATTTGATTTTCCTGAACACGACCCGAAGGTAATTTTACCTCTATAGCTACAAAACAAGCTACTGTTTTACCTACCATTTCGGGCGTTATTGTCACAGCCTGCAAGCCTATAAGGTCGGAGCTTCCTGGACATAAACCAGCATCAAAATAACGTGCATTTTGGATTAAAACATCTCCAGGAACAACGAAAACGTGTTGAGCCTTCGTAAATTTTTTACTAGCTCCAATCCAACATTTTCCGACATTATTTCTGAAAATCCTGATTGCTGGGTTTTTACCAAGTTCTAGCATAATTTTACGAACGAGGTTTGTTTCTTGACTATTTGACATATCCGTAATATTTACAATTAATACTCCACCAATAAGAATGCCCTTGTCTTGTCTCTTGGTATGTAAAACAGCCTGCTAAAACTAAATCTATATGGCACTCCATTTCTAAAGTCTTTTTCACTCCTTGACTAAACAAATCTTTTCTTCTAATGTTTTCCATCGCCTGTAAACGTTTTTGAAGCGGTAATTTTTGAAGGTGTTCTCTACGTGTTTTTAAGTTTTCTGACATAATTTCCAATTTTAAAACGGTGTATAATCTTCGTGATTTTTATCCGTTGTGTTATATTTTTCGATATTTTTCTGAATAGTCAGTAATTGAATGTTATCAATTCTGTAACCTATTTTATTGTTGACTCTATCAACAGTACAACGCATACCCCGCATACCTTTCTTGATGATATATCCTTTTTCTAAACACCATTCACGAAACTCTGATAGCGTAATTTCGAACGTTTTTCCACGCCTTAAGGCATTACCCTTGAAATTCACAAAACGGTCATAAACTGGGTCTTTTTGCCTTCGATAAATTGCATAATGTTTATGGCATAAACCGATTTTCTTTGGATTTGGAACTGATTTACACCCGTAAGCACAACACTCTTTACCTGCTTTGCGTTTAGCTTCTGAAATCTTGAATTCAAGTTTTTTCGGGGTGAAAATTATGCCTGCCATAAGTTCGTTTTTTAAAATCAGAAAATTATTCTTGTTTTGGAATTGGTTCTGGAATGTTCATTTTACTTTCTAATGTAATTTCGGTTATTTTGCCTTCAAAATATAAGATTTGATGGATTAGGTCTTCCTGCTCTTTGGACAGCATTTTAAACCTGTCCTTTGATAAAACAAAACCTTCTTTCCTTATTATTTCATCTACCAAATAACGTTTAATTCCACATTCTTTAGATACTTGTGAAATTTTTTTCATCTATATGCCGGTGATGTTGCGAAGTGAATTAATATTATCACTATAATTACGACTATCCAAAATATTATTGCTTTCATAATTTCTATATTTTACAGTTATTTTATACGCAAATATAATACTTAAATTTGATTAACAAGCTATTTATTTAAAATAATTTTCAAAAATCTAAATCATCATCAAATTCGCCTGCAGGAATTTCATCGAATTTAATTTCTTGAAGGCATTCGGTTTCGAGTTTTTCCAAACGTTCCGCTTCAATTCGAAGGCGTTCAAGTTCTATTTTTTCGGCTTTCTTTTCACGTGAAGTAAATATAGCATTTGCCCACCCTGGTTTATAACCTCTTTCGGCAGCTAATTTTTTCAAGTCTTCTAACGACTGCGATTTTCCTTGTTCTTTTCGCTTTTCTTTTTTCACAAGCATTTCGGCTGTAATTTCTTGTAAATCGCCTTCAACTTGTTTAGGTGTAGCATCACGTTTTTTGTTTACGTGTCCACATTCTGGGCAAACTGGAGCTGGCTCATACATCGTGAAACAACTTTCGCACATATCAACACGGATAGCTATTTCTTGGTTTTTCTTACCTCGTTTTTTAGTTTCTCCATCCAATGTCCATTCTTGAATATCGTACGGCAAACCGTGCCTTTCTGTGTTTCCTGCGTGGTCTAAAATGAACGCATAAGGTTTTTCACTTGCTGCGATAGCCGCCAACCGTCCTTCACGTGTTTCAAGATCAAAACCAGGCGCATACACTGGTCGCAAAACCCGTCCTCTATGTTGAAAATTCAATCCTTTGCTTTGAGTTGGCCTTAATTCAATACCAGTTGTAGCTCTCGGAATGTCCGTGCCTTCGCCAATCAAATCACAGGATGTCAATCCATCTACTGAACCATTTGTTAAGCCGTCAATCAACTGCTTTCGCATAACATCCTCGGTATTGCCATCAATGGAATAAAATCGAAAACCGGCATTGCGAAATTCCTCCGCAACGTGTTCAGCGTGTGCCACGGTTACACAAAATACAATTGCAGGCGTTCCGGAACATAATTTTTTATAATGGTCGACGGCCGATCCCGTAATTTTTGGTTTATCAACTAAATTCGAAAGGTCATTTTTTGCATAGTCGCCCATCGAATTGCGAACGCTTGCTAAATCCAATTCTTGAGCAGTTCCAAAAATTCGAGGTCTTACTAAAAATCCTTCGTCCATTAACCACGCCATTGTCGGGCCTTCAACTAATTCGTCGAACATTCCCCCGCACTGTCTTCCAAGTCCTTGACCATCTGAACGAATAGGAGTTGCCGTTACGCCTAAAACTTTAGATTCTGGGAAGTATTCAATAATTTTTCGCCAACTTCCAGCGGTTGCGTGGTGTGCCTCATCAACTACAATAATGTCGGGAACCCAATTTACAGCGGTCAAATAGTTCAATCGTTTAATAATAGTCTGTACGCTGGCAACTTGTACATTCGCATTAAAATTAGGCGTATATTGTGGGTTAATCATTCCGTGGTCAACATCAAAACGATTAAGCGCATTCGATGTTTGACGCAATAATTCTACACGATGCACCAGTATAAGCACGCGTTTTTTCTTGATAGATGATTGCTGTGAAATATAAGTAAAAATTACAGTTTTCCCGCCCCCTGTTGGAAGCACAAGTAAAACTGATTTTATCAAATTTCTAAAACATTCACGAACACCAGCTACACATTTTGTCTGATAGGCTCTGAGGTGCAGCATAGGTTATTTTTCGATATTAAAAGCCTCAATAACTTCAATTGATTTTTTTACGCCTTGTTCAAATCCTTTTTTGAATGCCGTTTTTTCAGATTGAATTTGAAACAACGAAATGGACAATACCAAGAACAAAACCGCAAATGGATAGTAAGGAGTTTCGAAATTAATCGAAAACGGTTTAAAGTTTACTTTAGTATTCGCTAAATGAAATCCTAAAATAAGCATAGCTATTATAAACAATGTGATTTTCATAATTACTCTTTTTTACTTAAAATTTCAATCGCCTCGTTAATTCTGTTTACCGTATTAAACGCATCGGGTTCTTTGCGTGTCCAATTCGAAACCGTCACAACTGGCACTTTTGCCTCACGAAAAACATCGTAAATATTTAACCCTGCATTTTCGCATTTTTCACGAATAATTTCAATCTGTTTTTTTGTTCCCATTTTTATATTTTTTAATGTTGATGCAAATATAAGTATTAAATTTAATTAAAAAAGTTTTTTTATTAGAAAATTTAGTTATAGGTTTGCAGTATCAAAAAACTATCAAAATTATGACCAACTCCGAATACCACTCCGACACGTCAAGTATTTCAAAATCTGGACTTGATAAAATAGAATCAAGTCCATTAGATTACTGGTGGCACTATTTACGTCCAGAACGTGAACCAAACGTACCTACCAAGGATATGATTTTTGGAACAGCCGTGCATTTATCAGTTTTAGAGCCGAATGAGTTTCAAAAAACTTATGTCGTGATGCCTGCAATTAATAAACGGACAAATATCGGTAAAGCTGAATTTCTATCACTTACCGAGGCTTGCGCTTCAAATGGACAGGTTTTAATTGATCCCGAAGATTACGACCTCGTTAGACGTATGCGTGATGCAATATTTAAGCATCCAACGGCAAAATTATTGTTCCAAAACGGTTTAGCAGAACAAACATTTAAATTTCAGGAACCGAATACATGTGCAAATTGCAAGATACGTCCTGATTGGCTGGATAATAATTCAGGTTTGGTTGTGGATTTAAAAACAACCGAAGACGCAACTCCAAACGGTTTTGGAAAATCGGCATGGGAATACAAATACTATAAGCAAGACCCGTTTTATCTTGACGGTTTGGAGGCGGTTGGAAATGACCGTTCTGGATTTGTTTTCGTGAATATTGAAAAAACAGAACCGTTCAAAATCGGCATTCATTATCTCGATAATCGAAGCCGACAATTAGGACGTGACGAATATTTGAGAAATTGTGAAACATACGTTAAATGCCTTGAAAATGGAATTTGGCAAGGTTATGATGAAAAAATAAGTGAAGTATCATTGCCTGCGTGGGCATTTAATAAGTAAGTTATGAAAACAGGCGATAGTATTTCGAAAAATTTTGTTTTGGACAATCAAATATCAGATATGCAAGAATTGGCTATGGTTTTGACTAATCAGAAATCAATATATTGGAGGCATAGAATAACATCTACTGCGTTTATTATTGGCTGGCCATTCAGAACGCTAATGGGTAGCGTGAATGCAGGTGTTTTCTGGACGATTAAAAATAAATCAATTAATTCTGGCGAGAAACGCAAATAAATTATGGAAGTATCAGGAAATTTAAAAATGATCGACGAAACCAAAGACGTAGGCTCATCAGGATTTCAAAAACGGGATTGCGTTGTCACAACGGACGAGCAATATCCACAACACATTTTAATCCAATTTGTGCAGGATAAATGCAATCTATTGACAGGTTTTAATGTTGGCGACCCTGTGAAAATCGACATCAATTTAAGAGGTCGTGAGTGGATTAATCCACAAGGAGAAACTGTTTATTTCAATACGATTCAAGGTTGGCGAATAGTGAAAGTACAGCCTAATTATCAGCATCCTGGAAGTCCTGCGCCAGCACCTCAGCCAGCGTACCCACAAGCACCGGCACAAGGCGCATTTGGTGTAAATGGAATTACGACTGTATTTGAAGAAGAAACCGACGATTTACCGTTCTAAAAAAAATAATCAATAATTTTAAAAACCTATCAATGGAAAATAATTTACCGAGTTTACAATCAACTCACCAAGTATCAGTATTCGATAATACACAATCATTCGAACATGCTCAACGTATGGCTGGATTGCTGGCCAAATCAACAATGGTTCCAACTGCCTATCAGGGTAATTTGCCAAACTGCGTTGTCGCTCTCGAAATGTCAAATCGTGTTGGAATGTCGCCTTTAATGGTCATGCAAAATATGAACGTGATTCACGGAAAACCAAGTTGGGGCAGTTCGTTCATAATTGCATTAATTAACTCTTGTGGTCGATTTTTAGACCCGTTACAATTCAAAGTTTCGCAAGACAAACAATCTTGCCGAGCATTCACAAAGCGTCAAGACGGCACACTAATTGAAGGTCCTGAATGCTCAATTGGAATGGCGACAGCCGAAGGATGGATGAGTAAATCAGGCTCTAAATGGAAAACTATGCCAGAATTTATGCTACAGTACCGTGCAGCCGCTTTTTTTGGACGTTTACACTGCCCTGACGTGCTTATGGGGATACAGTCACAAGATGAAGTGCAGGATGTTGGTTATACTGAAATGCCTTCAAACAATTCAGTTATCGAAAAACTAAACAACACCGTTGCCGAAAAACAACCCGAATCCGTTGTTTATGAAAATTTCGAGGTTGTGGAACCTGAAACCGTGGTTCCTAAAACTGTTGTTACCGAAGTTGCCGAGGAAGAAGATGATTTTTAATTAAAAACTAAATAAATAAAAAAAACTATGTCTAGAATAACAAAACAAATTGCTGAAAATGTAGCGGCTCAATTAACCCGAAAAAAGAATACAGAAATCAGTTCTTTGAAAAAAGAACTTGAAAATAAATTTAGTGAAATTTATTTAAAAACAGTTCCAAAAGAAGTGCTTCAATTGTTTGAAAAATTCCCTGATTATGTAAAAACAAGAAGAGGATTGCAATGTACTGGAAACGGATTTGAATGGCAAACTTTGGATTTTAACAAAGAATTACCAGCTTACAAAAATTGTTTTTCTCCAGATGAATTGGATGCAAAAGAACTGCTTGAATTGGCAAACAAAATCAAGGATAAAAAACAGGAATTATTCAAATTGAAGGCTGAAATTGAAAATGTTGTTTTTAATTTAAGAACCTTCAAAAGAGTTGAAATCGAATTTCCAGAAGCCGTGCCGTTCTTGCCAACAACAGTTTCAACCGCCTTAATGGTAAATATTTCGGATTTACGCAATAAATTAAAATAATTCCATATATTTACACCCGATAAGTTTTGGATATTTTTTTGGTCATTAAACACGCTTTCGGGCGTGTTTTTTGCGTATAAAAAAACCGATACTAAATATCGGTTTTTAAAATATAAGCACCTCACGTTTTTAATGTGGTAGCTACACCCACGCTTATACTACTCTTTGATTTCGAAGTGCATCCAGTCGTAATTTTTTTCACGACCTAGAGAAACGAATCCGTGTTTATAAAAAATATCTATCATTTTTTTGTACTCTTGACGTGCGAATCTTGCTGTTTTGGAGGTTTCTTTCAATAAGTTTCTTTCGGGGTCTAAATCAATCGCAATACCCCAACTATGACGGCTATATTCCGAACCGCCTCGCATAACTCTAAAATTAAAACAGCCTCCAAATTTATCTATCCCAAGTGCTTTTATTTTAGCTAATCCATACGTTTTTAAAATTTCGGCAAAAACAGCCATGAAATTATCGGCTACCAATATGTGGCAGCGCATTCTTTTAACCTCTTTCCCGTCATAAATCATTGGGTAAGGCAAATCAATCATTACCAGATATTTTCCATCTGGATCTGGATTTCCATATTTTTTTATTATTTGAGCCGTTGTTATCATAATTATTTTTTTTTAGTCCAAAGATATAACGTCGATATGAATTTTCAAGTTCTGAATTACTGTTCCAACTTCTTTAAATCCCATTTGAAATTGGGTCGTGGATATTTTTTTAAAGACAGGACAAGAAACGTCGTTGTCATTATTTATACTTGTAGACATACTCTCAATTTCTTTGTTCACCTTATAATTCATACTAGGCATTGCGTTCAGCATAGTTACAAGAACTACACTGTCTCCTGAAGAAGGAATTGAAGCGACTGCTGCCGTCACGTCTCCTGAGACGGTCAAATTACCTACTGAGCCGCTAATGTCTAATCCTGAAAACCAACCTTTATTTTTTGGGATTAATTTGTCATATAGCCATTTAGTTCTATCCCCAAGCTGTTTGGATTGTAGGTTCGAAATTCCTCCTGCTCCAGCCTCTACCGGATCGGTTATTTCAAGTTGGTAAATTCCTCCAACCCACTGTGATGTTTCGGTTACGTTTGCCATAATTAAATTTAAATTTATCCAGTATTAAAAACTGATTGTCCAACTACCATTCAAAATGATGTCGACGTTTTTATTAATTAGTTCCCTTGTTTTTCGGGCAAAAAGTGTGTTATCGGTACAAACTATTCCGAATTCACGAATACCTATTCCATTTGCATCGCCAGCCCCTAATTGGAAGTCAAATTTCACACTTGATATTGTAGGATATGTGACAGTTCCGAGTGTTTTTGTAAATGCGCCTGTAATTGCGGTATCTGTTCCGACAGGAGCCGTTCCGTTAGTTCCAACTGATAATTTAGTCAATTGCTTCCCAGAGGTTGCAGCTCCTAATAAATTAGTTACAGCGGTACGACCGCCATTCACAACTAAATTATTGTCTTGATATTTTTCTAAAATTTTGCCAGTTTTTGCGCAAATAATTTCAAGGTAAAACAAACCTTTTAAATTCCCTATTGTATCTTTCATTATGCGTTTGATATATTAATTATTAAAGTGTCGTTCGATTCAAGATATTTTTTCGTTCCATCGTAATTATAAGTACCGTCGTAAAAGAACGATTTGTGTTCTAAATCTTCATCCAACGAAGGAGCTTCATAAGTTAAATTTAGAATGTCGTCCAGCGGCGGTATCGTGTCAAAGATACCTAATTTATACGATATGCCCTCAAGGTGCGAGCGCACATTTTTATATTCTCGAATCAATTTCGCTAAATTTGATTGAGAAACTCCATCCAGTCCTACCGTGTCACCCAATTCTGAGTCAATAGAAAATCTTGCCCAATCGATTAATGGATTACCCATATCAATTCCTTCTGTCAATGTAGCATCTATGTAGCCACATATACGCATTGCTTCACGAATTGAGTACACTGTACCCATATATCGTTTCAATTCAATGGCACGTTTAATTATTTCCCTGCGTTGCGTATCGTTGGTTGCGACTCCGTAGCCAACAAACCCTTCTACATCAAATTGACGTGCTAAATTTGGAAGTGCCGAAGCCGAAACTGAATCAATCACGTAAACCAATAATGATTCCAATTCAATAGTGTTCATGCGTGCCGCCAACATAGCGTCGAACGCTGCTAAATGCGGAACGCCTGCAATTGAATCGGCTAAAATATTTTCGTTAGTTTGGCTCATTAATCATTGTATTTTATATTGCCGTCATCGTCACGCAATATTTCATTTTTCAAAGCCATTTGGATACCTATATGCACCGAATCTTCTATAATTCCCATTACTTCAGAATAACTGCCCGAACACGGTTCGAATACTCCTGAAACTTCGTTCCATTTATCAAAATTCTCTTTAGCTTTTCTTACTGCGTAATCTACACTTTCCTTTTTCATAATTACCCAACATTAGTACCTGTAACGGTAACATTAATAGTTGTAATATTCGCAAATTGTGTTTCAGTAATCACCAAATCACTTGCAGGCACGGTTACGTTTGCTTTATAAACACCGTCCACCATACATAATGCCTTGATCTGGTCAATTACAATATCTTGCCCCAATAATTTTCTGCGACCATCACGAAATGCTTCTAAATTCGCTTGCACAATCGGTAAAATATCACCCTGAACAGCACCGTCATATAAAATCAATCCTACAGTAATTGCAGTATTTACAGCCGTTGGCGAAGTTACCAAAACAGTATCGGTCAATGGCCTAATTCGGTCTGCATTCAAAACAGCGTAAACAGCGTCTAAAATTTCGGTTGGTGTTGTCGCTAAATTTGCCATTAAAGGAAAGGTTTCAACAGTTCCAGGAATTGGATTTGTCACAGCCACGTCAATAATTAATGGTGAAGTTGATTTTGCCCAAAATTCATAAGCCTTGTAGCTTCCAGCGTTTGAAAACGCACTTGGAGCCAATTTTATACGGTCTCTTAATTGTTCATCAACTTCTTCGTCAGAACCTCCAACAGTTACGCTGGTATTTGATGCCGTGGCTAAATAAGGTTGTGGGTCTAAAATTACCGATATTGTTCCAATGGCGTAATCATTCGATAATTTACCAGCCGTTTGTGCTATAAATGTAGCCGAAACTGTATCGACTCCAGTTAATACAGAAGTGTCTTCAACAAGTTCAAAAACAGCACGTCCATCTGTTGATGAGACACGCAAACCAGCAGGAATTACCACATCACCGTGACCAGAAACAAGTGTCAATAATAACGTTGTTTCAGCAAGTTCGGCAGGCAATCGAGTTACGCCAACCAAAACCCCTAAATGGTCTAACATTGGAAATCTTGCGTATTCTACAAGATTTTGCAATGAAGCGTCTTGAATCTGATTTCTAAGTAATAATTCACGATACGCAAAACCGTTAATTAAAAGCGTTTCGACTTGTGCAGGTTCTAGGGCTCTGCCAGTACGTGCTTCATAATCAGCAATCATTTCAGCGATTATTGCCGTTGGATTTCTATCGATAAAACTTGGAATCGGTAATGCCATTTTATTTTTTTATTTTAAAAATATTACTGATATACTCAAAAAATCCATCTACAATTGCTGTCAAAAACATATCTACATTTAATTTGTAAATTATGAATTCACCTATTTTTTCAGATGTTATAGCAATCAAAGCAATCACTATTGGAACATTTTGAGAATCACAATTCCTAAGAACTATATCGCTTGAAAGCCAAGCACCCCCAACCCCTATGAGCATTGATAAAAATATATTAAAAAAGCTCACTCTCGATTTATTTTTTTTCATTTCAATTGCTATTTTAATACCCACAGCTAAAAATGCAGGAAATATGATTTTAGTCAAAAAAATATAGAACTCATTGTTTACAATTCTTTCTGGCATTGCTTCTCATTTTTAAGTACCATACTATTGGCAAAATTAAAACTATTACTATTTCGTTTATGCCATTCGATTTAGGGTCGAAAAATAATTCATCTAACAAATTATTGAAGGCAATACAAAGTAAGAAAAAAGAAATGAATAATTTTCGGTTTTGATAGAAAATAACTGCCACAATTATAAATATAAAAAGAGCTATCCCTACAAAAAACAATTCACTTGACCATATTGGCCATAACTGATAAGCGGCTATCGAAATAATCGTAGCCGCCCAAAGGGTCTTATTTACGGTCATCTGGCCGTCCACCTACTAATGGTAATGGTGCGTCTGACTTAGTAAGGAAATTTTTTGCCAAATAAGCTATCGCCCCACTGATTAGTGTTCTTGTTTCCGGTGATACGTCCAACAAGGGGACAAACTCCATTTGCAGCCAATTAAGAAAAAATGTACCTAGTGCTATCAAAAGCATTTTACCAAGGTCGAGCCAATTCAGGCTTAAGAAATTACTTGTTTTCATATTTATTTATTTAAAAGTTACTGTTTAATGTGAAACCCACGCTGTCCCGTTGTAAAAAACTGGACAAACTACCGTCCCGCCACCTGTCAATGTTCCAAGATAGGTCGGTGCAGTTGCGTCTGTTACGTATGCCATGTTTCCGGTAACAGCTAAAGGGGATGTGCTTGGTAATGTTGCTACAGTGTAAACAGGAAACTTAGAAACTGCTAAATTTCCGTTAAAAGTTCCTTCAAACCCACCACTAAAAATTAGATCTGACGCAGAAGCTATCTTGCCAGCAGAGTTTGCCTGCACAATATTTGCGTGTTCGACAAACCAAGTATCCGTAGCTACTTTAGTTAAATTAAAAGAACCACCATACCTCAATTGCAAATTAGCCCCTAAAAAAGTGATCCCAACTCCAGACAAAGTTGTGTTTCCTGGTGAACTCGATGTATTTATTCGTATTTTAGTACCAACTTGAAAAGGTATTACCGAATTCGTTGGAATTACTATTGAGTAGTTTTGATTAAAAGTGCCGTTTGTCGTTAATCTTGCGTTTGCGTCAGACAATTGCAGAGTATATGGACTTTGACCTGAACTCAAAGAGACATCCGAACCATAGACAGCACTTGCAACCGAAGCGGTCGAAGTTTGCACAAAAGCCGTTGTAGCAACCTGCGTGGTATTTGTCCCTACTGGTGCTGTTGGTGCTGTTGGTGTGCCTGTTAGGGTTGCAGAGCCTGTGTAGTTTGTTGCTGAAACAGTACCATCACTGGCAATGTTTACTTTTGGAACTCCGCTCATTATAAATGAAATAGGCATATTTGCGCCATCGCTACCAAATTGTAAATTGCCGTTTTGATTTTTAATAATTCCTCTATTCATTCCTGTAAGAGTAGGGGACGAATAAAATTCAAGAACAGAATTCGTTGCAGTGCCACTTGGAGCAAATTGGAATACAGCATCTTTATCGCCATCCGTTGGCTGTATTTTTACCTGCGTGTAACTGCTTGCATTTTCTGGCTCAGAAATAGTTGTGCCAGCAAAATTATATGTTTTAGCGGTCAAGTCCCCTGCACTAGAAAAAGTAAACCGTTTATTCCAAACACCGCTGGCATAATTCCATAAATCAATACCGTTTGAGGCGTTTAGTTGAAGCATTCCCCCGCTTGTAGATGCCGAATCCATTAACCTCAAATGACTACCTATTGTAGAAGTGTCTGACGCCCCACGATCTACAACTAAAGCCCTGTTCGATCTAAGAAAACTACCAAAAGATGCTGCTCCATTTCTATATAGATTTGAATTTTTATCATTTCCGGCATCAATAGACGTGTATTCTATAAAAAAATTAGAAGTGGCGGGAACAATCTTAGTTACATAAGTACTCGAGTTATACACCCACGTACTTGCATCTGTCCCAATATAAAGATTATTAACGTCGTTTTTCAGCAAATCATCATTTGTAATTGGCGGGTTTTCATCGTCAAATATCGTTGCCGTAATTGGGCTTGTTGTGTTTACATAAACGACTTTTGAATAGTTTTTAGGCAGGGCTGCGTTAACCGCATCAACCGTAGGAAACTTTACCCCAGTTCCATCTAATGCCAAACTGTTTTGTTTATTCGTCTTAACCTCATATCCTGCATCTACAACTGAGAAAGGGACTGGCAGTAGCGTTCTGACCGGCATCATACCGCCAAACTGAAATTGATAAACGGGATCGGAGTTACCGGGTATTCTGTTAGCGTAAGTCTTGATTACAATCCGGTCTGTTGCGACAAAGTCACCATCATCCCAAACCATAGCAGCCGTAAATTCAATATAAGAACTACTCGAAACTATACCGCTATTGCTAGATTGCCCAATTAAAGTTTCGACTCCCGCAGCGTCTCGGTGGTAAACTCTAAAATAAAATGTTGCTGTTCCGGTTCCTGATAATCTTCGGATATTCCCAAAAGTTGTAATATTAAAAACGCCTGGCTGTCCAATTAAAACTCCTGCATCTGAAATTCTTTGCGAAACTAATTGGTCGGTTGTCGTGATTGTTGGGGTTGAAACATCCACAGCCGGATCATCGTATCTGACATCGTGAATATCCGTAACCATTACCACATATCCGCCAATATCGCTTGCTGTTGTTGTTGGATACAAGGTTAAGTTAGTTGGGAGATCGGAAATGTTTAGTTTCATATTCAAGCCATCGTGAACCGCTTTTTCATTAGGATACAATGTTTCTGAATAATTAGTAATAGTGCTTGTTTTATTAGAAACATTCTCCTTTCCTGCTACTACTGATGATTTCGGAACCATTTTCACAAACGAATCTGAACCGTCAAAAACCATCACGCTGTCCTCGACCGAACCTATTGGAGGTGCTTTTAATAGTTTTATATAATTTAAGTTATTTGAAGGCGAGTATTGAGCCACGGCATCTAAATTATCTCCGAAGCCTACAATTAATAAGGTTAAAAATAAAATAAGTTTTTTCATAATATAAATAATAGTTTTAAATTTGGTTCAAATATAATAAATTACGGTATCAAAGCAACTCCGTAAGAACTCAATATTTCATAATTTGCAAAATCTTGGTCATTTCCCAACAAAATGTATCTTCCGGATTCCATAAATTCGGTATGGTCGGCATTCCATCCTTGGCAAATATCGCCTAATTCAATGCTTTCACTTGTGTTTTTTATTCCATTGAACCAGCCTTTATGTTTTATGGTTATTTTATCGGCTTGATTTTTTGACGTTGCCGTGTTGAACTTAATAAAATCTTCTTTAGTCAAATAACCATCCTGTAATGCCGTGGCTGGACTGATTGAGAATTGATTTGTAAAATTGTTATACTGCAATGGCAAAACTGCCGAAACTCCAGAAGGTTCAGTTACGACAATAGCAAGATTTAACGAGGTTAAAACTTCACGCATTTTAGCAGGCGAAACCTGCATTGTGTTATTATCAATTATTAACGAATTTATTAAATTCTGTCTTTCCGTTGGTGTACTCATTTTTTAAAATTTAAGAGAATCCAAAATCGAATCCGTTACTAAATGCCCTACCCATAGTTGTCGGGTCAATTTGTTTTTGCCTGTCGATGAAAAATAAAATTTGGGTAATTTCCCCCGATTCCAACAATTCGGCAGTCAATTCAAAATCAATTCTGGAACCCGAAATATTATAAGTCAATTCTTTGATTATTACCCGTTGTTCCCACTTTCCAATACAGTCAATAATTTCAGCAGAAATATTGGCCACGGCTGTATTGATTGGCGAATCGATAAATTTCCAAATATCAGAGCCAAATAACGGACGCATTGGATCGCTTCCTTTTGTAGTGGTAAAAATAATTCCCATACATTGGCGAATATCATCGATGCCTTCGACAACTTGCCCAATCATTTGATTAGATAGTTGCCAATTCGTTGCTTTTATATCGTCTAATTTTGTCGCCATTATGGTATTGGTGTACTGGTTGGACTTCCGTTGGTTGTTGTCGTGTGCCTATGTGTTTTAAGAGAAACAACACCTGCCTGAACATCGCCTGTTGCTTTCAAATCTCCAGAAATTGCGCCACCGCCCGGGGCAGTAATTGTGCCTCCAACTGTTAACGCACCTGAAATCGCAACAGCACCAGTTAATTGAATTGCTGGAGCTTGTATTTTAGCGATTGCCGTGGCTTTGATGTTGGTGTTTAACGCTTCCACATTAGCTGTTACACTTGCTTTTACATTTGCCGTAACCGCTTCAATATTCACTACTGAACTCGATTTTATGCTAATTTCGCCTTGAATATCCAAAGTATATTTATGCGTATTCCTGTCGTACTCAATTACTGAATTATCATTAAAGACAGTTCTAAAAACCCCAACACCCCCACCGTTTGGAGAATTTTTATCGTTAAAAATAGCTCCTAAAATTACGCCTTCTTCACTGTTTTCATCCATTAAACACGCTACCTGTTCATTGATATTGAAGGTAAACGAATCTTTGTCGTTTAAGGCTGTTTTAACTATGATTTGCAACCAATCTGAAACAATACCATCATCGGTAAACGTCACACGGGCGTATCCTTTGGCGGGGTCAACTTCGGTTATGTTTCCAAATCTTAGCATAATTTTTTAATTAAAACACAAATATATAAAATATTAAGCTTTAGTGGGATTTCCGTAAGGATATTTATTATCAGGAAATTTAAAATTTCTAACAGTCACGTTGTTTGACTGCTGTTTTTTCTTTTTCTTGGTAATTTGCTCGGTTTTTGTCGGCAAATTCAATCTTTTCATTTCCAACGAAACCGTGTAGCCACTCGATTTGTCAATTTTATGGGAACTCGATTTTATGTGGAATTTTCCAGACAATTTTCCAAATCCAGTCACTTGAACATTATTTCCTGCAACTGCCAAAACTGTGCCTTGAATATCTATGTTGCCTTCAATTTGGTTAGATGCGGAAAGGTGCATTATTGCCTTGGCTTTAGCTTCGGCTTGCTGTTTGTTCTCGGCTTTCGTATGCGTAATCCCTGAATCTTGGTTCACAGGTGTATCGCTTGAATATCCTTGTTCCTGTTTGTATTTTTCAAAATCCAAATTAGCGGTAACAGGCTCGTTTTTCTTAGCCGATTTCGATTTTACCGATGCGGTTTTTATCATTCCATCGGCTTTATCCTTGAATTTAAAGCTAGAAATCTCGGATTTATCCACGGAAAAACTCACGTTTCTTTTCTCTACGTCATAAATAGACGTAAATGTGATTACGTTTTCACGAACAGCAAACAAAACCCCGTATTCCTGCGAAATTCGCTTTAAAAACGCTAAATCAGTTTCTTTGTTTTGGGTAATTCTACCGAAAGTTATTTCTGGAATTTCGCCTTGAATTGTCAAGTTGTTTTTAGAAGCTACTTTTTCGGCAATTTGTTTCAAAGTCTTGGATTCGTGAGCGTCTGATTTTTTGGTACGTAAATTATTTACAATACCAGTCGCCATACCTCTAATTGTCACAACGTCTGGCGGTCCAGACAATTGTATTTCGTCAATTTCAAAAACACCACATTTTAAAGATTCGATAGTAACGGTTAATTTTGCGCCTTTTTCTGGATACCAAGAATTTTGCCACTTCAAATCCACGTCCTCAACTTCGATTTCGATTTCGTCTGACTCGCCCTCGGTTTTATCGTTGTAGGTAAGCGAAACAAGATGCTTCGAAATATCGGAAGTGATATTTTTGTTGTTGTATAAGACTGTGAATTTTGGTATTGGTACGTTCATTATTTTAGTATGAATTTCAACAATAAATACATCAAAGCCAAAGAAATAGACCCGATAGCACTAACCATTACAAACAATCCAATGTAAACCAAGATAACCAATAATCTCATTGCTTCTTTCATAATTTTAATTTTTTATCGTTTCCAAGGTGGTAATAATTCGCTATCAATCTGTATGTCTCCCTGCTCTAAAATTGGCACAATTACACGTGTACCAGCTTCTAACAATGGTGAAATCACAATGCTGGTATTCGCTTCAATTAACCCATTTATAAGCGTGGAATCTCCATAAGCCTTGAATGCTATCGTATCCCATCGGTCGCCTTGTTTGGTTACATATTCTACAAAATTAGCCATTATATACGTCTGATTATAGAATTATTACTTATATCTAAATTTGATGAATTTAAGCTTAAAACTGAGCCGTTTAATTGCTGGTTCAAAGTTTTAAATTCGTTTACGTCAGTAACTGGCAAAACAGCTTTCATATTTTGAACTCGAATATAAACGTCATTTATCGCCACTGGCATATCTTGAGCCATTTCTTGCAATTCCGAAGCTTCGGACAAAATCGATTGAACATTTGTCAGACTGCCTTCAATATCGGTAAGTGATTTATTTATTTTTCCACTCCAATATTCTGAACGACTTGGAATAGATTCGATTTTATCTGTGTAAATACCCGTCAATGTAGTTGATGTTTGGATGTTCGAAATTTCGGCTGTCATTGTCATCCCTTGCGATAATTTAGCAGGTAAAACGGATCGTACATTTGAGTTTCTTTGTGAAGTTGCAAACGCTTGGTTTATCGCTTGTAATTCTGATTCCCTTAATGGGTCATCCGTGAATGATTCCAGTAATTCAACACTTAAAGTTGCTTCAATTAGATTCCCAAGCGGGTCTGTAAATGAATTTTCCTGTGAAAAATTAGGGATCACGAAAAAACCTAAAACACGTCCATTACCAAGTATTAATGGTAAAATTTCCCTGTTTTGCATTGCGAGGCGTAAGGCTTCAATGTCGGCTTCTGGATTGGTAAATTCTGAATGCAAATACATTCCGAATGAAATCGAATCCAGATTATCGCCAACAGCCTGCAGACGTGGCTTGCCATTTATTAATTCGTGTTGCGCATAATTTACGCCCCTTTCGTGGGAGAAATTAGAAAAACCTTTCAGTCCTTCAAAACGGATATTCCCTAATTGTGCATACATTGAAAATTTATTTTTGTAAATATAATAAAATTTTGGATACGGTGTGAAATAAAAAAACCACTCGGTTAGGAGTGGTTTTTTTTGTATAAGGATCTTTAAGAGTTGGCAATGAAAATACCGTTTCCGTTTCTACCTACGCAAATATACAAAAATATTATAATTAATAAGCTAATCTTGCTTTTCTTTGCATCTGTGCCTCAATTTGTCGTATCAATTCAGGAATCAAATTTTTAACCTGTGTTGCCACATCGCCAGAGCCTCCATGAATTACAGGCGCAAACGTCACGGATACTGTCGAACTACTACTTCCACCACGGCTTGCGGTTGGTTTTATAGAACTTCCCATTCCTTTTGACGCTCCAATAACCCTATCCTGTCCTTTCTTGATGCCGTTGTGTGCTCCCTCGGTTATGTTTACGCCGTAATCCATAAATACCTTTGAAGGCGAGGCTATACCAAGAACAGTTTTAAAAGCCGTTGCGATACCTTTGCCGATTCCTTTTACAAAATCGAATAATGCCATTGCTTTGGATTTAATCCCGTTCCATAATCCCATCATAATATCAGAACCAATGTTTTTGAATTTGTCAGGAACGGCTTTCCAAATCATAATGATCCAGCCAATCGGTCCAACAAATAACAAACCCCATTTTTTAACGAAATCCAAGGCCTTGAAAAATATCGCCTTGATTCCATCCCACAATCCGGAAAAGAATTTTTTAATAGGCTCCCAATATTTTATAATTAAGAATGCAGCCACGGCAATTGCGGCAACTACCCAAAATATAGGCGAAGTCAAAAACGCTAAATTAGCGGCTTTCAAAGCAGCCGAAAGTGTCTGAATTCCAGTCGCTCCTGATAGTGCCGAAAATGCCATAGCGTTCTGAACAGCTGTCACGGTGATCATCAAAGTTCGGTAACTGTTCATAATTGCCATGCCTGCAGAAATAACCTTAAACACGCCTCCAAATGCGAAAGCCGCTGCTGAAACTGCAAAACTTAATAACATTGCGCCTGCTGCTGCTTTTAAAATACCTTCGGTTAATCCAGGGTTTTTGCTTACCCAATTTGAAATTCTGTCAACTACAGGCGTGACCTGATTCATAAGTTCTTTTAATCGTGGCAAAAACACGGTTCCAACCTTGGAAGCCGTCATAACCACACCATCCTTTAACGTGGAAAGCATCCCTTTTACTGACTTGCTTTGCGCTTCGATTCCTCCCGCAAACTTCACGTTTCCGACGTATTTCAAATACTGCTCAATTTCCTTTGCGTTTTTTCCAACCGTGGTTTTCACACCCTGAAATAAAAATGAAACTTTGTCGCCCTGTGAACTGGCTTTTATACCGAATTCCTTCAAACGTTCGAACTCGCCTGTTGCAGCATCGGCAACCGCTTCAACCATATCATTCAATGATTTACCCATTGCCGAAGCTGTATTTCCGTATGCGGTTAAAGCCTGTTCTGACGGGTCAAGACCCATATTTTTCAGCTTTTTACATAACGCCAGAACAATTAATTTTTCTGGCACATTTTTCAAACACATCGTTAAATTTTTTATTTGAAATGGACGGGAATGACGTTCATTATTGGTTTGTTGAAGCATTGAAATTGCACGAAAAAATGAACCCACCAGCAGAAACGTAAAACCGCACCGATAACGGTTGCGGTTTTTTTTATATATGAATAGATATGAGTAAAAAAACATTCGAAGTCGCGTTACTGCTTACCGCAAAG